AAAGACGGGGCAGCTTTAGAATGGTGATGAACGACCTCTACCGGTTGGAAAACAAGCAGGTGGAAAACGTGTTTTCTTTTGATGAGGAGGTACTGGGGAAAGCCCTGAAGAACATATACAGCAAGGATTTCCATCCCATGACCGACATCGAGGAGAACCTGTTCGAGGCCACGTGGAAAACAATGAACAAAGCCACCGACAAGGGGTTCGGAGTACGAAAGCCCGATGATCCGGATTATGACTTCTACCGCGAAATACGGACGAACAACGCCGTATTTGCCGCGTTCAAGGTACATCGGGCACAAAACGACATGGCGGCACTACTGCTGGACGAAAACGGCAATTTAAGGCCGTTTGAACAGTGGCTGAAACTCGCCATGCCCATAGCGGACCACCAGATGGTAGACTGGCTGCGTACCGAATACGACACGGCAGTCATACGGGCGCATCAGGCGGCCGACTGGAGACAGTTCGAGCGGGAGAAGGATATCCTGCCGAACCTCAAATGGATGCCCTCGACATCCGTACACCCGGGAGCGGACCACCGCGTGTTCTGGGGAACCATACGCCCCGTCGATGATCCGTTCTGGAACGTGCACAGGCCGGGGGACCGGTGGAACTGCAAGTGCACGCTCTCGTCAACGGATGAAGCGCCGACAGCGGTACCGGACGAGAACGGGCGAAACAAGGCACATGACGGTCTGGAAAACAATCCGGGAAAAGATGGCAAATTGTTTTCAGACAAACATCCCTACATTACTGAAGCGCACCCGGGAGCCAGAAAAGCCGTGGACGCACTAACCAGGCGCATCAACGAGATGATAGCCGAAATGCCGGACAACCTGACGCTGGAGGAAAAAACCGACATCGCCCACAACAACCTCAGGATAGAAAAGGCCCTCGGTATCACCAAAGGCAAACCGATGACATACGAACAGGCGAACAAGGGAAAGGAAAATCCGAAATTCGGGAAAGAGGAAGGATACCGCGTAAATTGCCAGACCTGCACCGTGACACACATGCTCAGAAGGTTAGGGTTCGACACCGAGGCAAAACCCAACATCCGGCAAAGCGCATACAACGAAATGGCAAAACAAGGCATCACATGGGAAGAACGTTTCCTGAACCGGGACGGAACAAAGCCGGATTATGACTATACCTATAAATGGCAGGTCAGAAAGGGATATCAAGTAATGAATGCGAACCGGCTGAAGGAATACTTCAGGGAAAAATTCAGCGAGGACGGAATATATGAGATATATTGTGCCTGGAAAGGCGGTTCCGCACACGTGTTCTGTGCGGAGGTGTCCGAAGGGAAAATAAGGTTCTTCGACCCGCAAACCGGAAAGGATGATGCAAGCAATTACATACAGAGCATGAAAGCCAACCGCGTGGGAGTGATAAGAATAGACAACAAACTGGTAAATCCCAAAATCATGGGACTATTCATCACCAAATAAACGGGAAGAAAGTGCCAGCCCCTCCTCACCGTCCATCAGACGGCAGGACCGGCCGTCGAACAGAATAAAGGCGGGAAGACCGACAGGCAACTCAAAACCATTCCCATCAACACACCCCACGGAATAGATGCTTCCCTCAGGGGAACTGGCTGATAAGACAACGGAGTTGTAACCGTTACTGTTTGCTAATTCCGACACTTGTTTAGGTATTTCCATAACGCAAAAAGGCACATAAAACGCCTTGTCTGCAAAAGTATAAAATTATTTTTTTAAATCAGTCATTTATGGACATAAAAGAATATTCAAAGCTGATAAAAGCCAAGCGCAAGGAACTGGATGACCTGATGAAACGGAAGATGCCGGTCATAGCCGGACGAATGGCAAAAGACCATTTCCAGGACAATTTCCGCCGGGAAGGTTTCGTAAACGGTGGATTACACCCGTGGCCGAAAGCGAAAAGGCTGTCCTCGGGACGGACCGATGCGGCAGGGCAGTACGGGACGCTGCTATCCGGGAGGAACCACCTCTTCAGCTCTGTCAAGTACGTGCCGGGGGACTACCGGGTGAGAGTGGCCAACGACCTCATATACGCCCCCGTCAACAACTGGGGAGGGGAAGTGCATCCGACCGTTACGCCACGAATGCGGCGCTTTGCGTGGGCGAAGTATTACCAGGCTTCAGGCAAGGCTAAAAAAGCCGCCACAGGCAAAAGAAAGGGCAAAAAGAAGGGTTCTGCCGCAAGCAATGAACCGCAGGAGAGCCCGGAGGCACTGAAATGGAAAAGACTGGCGCTCACCAAAAAGAAAAAACTCCGGATACGCATACCACAGCGACAGTTCATCGGGGAAAGCAGCGAACTGTCCGACAGGATAACGGAAAAGACAGAAAACGAAATCAGAAACATTCTAAATTTATAAAGACATGGAAGAAATATTCATCGCGATCATGGAACGCATCGCCGGAAAGATGCCGGAACTCTCCTATATAGACGAGGATTACGGACAACTTGAAGCAGGGGCGGAAGAGGACAGCTATCCGGTCACGTTCCCCTGTGTGCTGATCGGAAACACCGAATCGGACTGGAACGACCTCGGGTACGGGGTACAGAAAAGCGAGTCACTCATCACCATACGCCTGGCCATCGACTGTTACGACGACACGCACTACACTTCAGGTACCTATGATAAAGTAAAGGAACGCCAGCAGAAGGCAAAGGAACTGTATAGGATACTCCAGGGATTCCAGTGCTCGGAAGAAGCCAGCCCGCTGGTCAGGGTGAAGAACCGGGACTATTCCCTGCCCGGAAACATCAAGGTGTATGAAACCGTATATTCCTTCACGTTGCATGACGAATCCGCAATGCAGGAAAGTGCGGCGAGGTTTATTCTCCGGTAAAGAGCGAAAGCTGGACGGCTGTCAGGCGGGGCTTCTTCACCTTCGGGACGGGTTTCACTTCCAGATCCTTCAGTTCCCGGCATTTGCGCCGGATAATGGACATGATACGTTCCTCGGAAATGAAAAATTCCTGCTGGGACAACACTTTCAGGGCGTCATCAAAGCGCAGGCGCTGTACCTCCGTCCAGTAATAGTAACGGCGGCACAGGGCTTCATCACGGAGTTCTATCAGGTTCTTGTCTCGTCCTTTGGCCATAATTGTGGGATACTTGCTGCAAAATTAGGCATTTAACCGGTCATTATAGATAAAAAAACGCCGCATCGTATATGAATGCGGCGTTTTCTGTTTAGAGTGTGAACAAAATCACATGGTCATCAGTTCGGTGTCATCCTCACCCGGAACAAACGGCTCGATGCGGGTAATCACCTTGCTTTGCACCTTCACCCGTCCGCTACCCTTGCAGACCGGGCATGTGGCAGATGAAGGAGCCCCTCCCTGATCCGGATAAAAGACACGTCCCTTGCCTTCACAACGCTTGCAGGCCATGACATGTGGCGCGATATTCTTCGTCTTTTCCATAATTACAACCGGCAGAATGAAGGCTCGATACGATGCCAGACACCGTTCTCGTCACGTTTGTGGAAATAATAATTCACTGCGGTCTTGTACACTACGTTACTTTCGCGGAAGAGGTCCATGATTTCGGTGTACTCGCTATCGAAACGGTCCTCCAACTCGTACAGTTTGCTCACCGACTTGTAGTCCAGGTCACCCTGGCGGTTACGCTCGATCATCGTCATGCCGAGCTGGTACATCGGATCATCGGTACCCAACTCGCGCCCCATGGCATAACGCTTCAGGTAGTCCACCAGGCGCTCGGCGGCAAGATCGGCACGCTCGTCGAAGCTCTTCACCTTGTTGCTTCTCACCTCCAGCTTCATGTCACCGTCCACGATGGTGAAACTCGCCTGCTCGTCCTTGCGGAGCTGGCCGTATTCACGCATCACCGCACGGAAGGCGGCGGCTTCTTTCTCCACCCAGTCGCGGAACGCTTTCACATCATCCACAACCGGGAGCAGCTTGTTCTTCACTTCAAGCATGAACTGCGCACGAAGGCCCTCATAGGCGTCGCGCCGGTTACGCTTGTTTTCCT